AGGTTTATTCTTTAGTTTCTTAGACTTGATATCGGCATTATCCATAGCATCGAATTTTGCCGCTTTCATCAAGACCAGAACAGATCGGTGATCTACGAGAGAACTTAACTCTTCTTCAGAAAACCCCTGACCTAGTGCATACTTTCGCACATCAGCAGCCAGTTCCTTCTGCTTTTCCGGCTCTCCCCACTCTGGCATAGCGGAAACAAGTTTCTTATGTTCCTCAAATACCATGCTGGCATGGAGTTGTTTCGTTTCCTCTGCTTGCTTTTGTTGAGCAACAGCTTGCTCATTACGCATGGATTGAATCTTCTCCTGAGCCTCTCGATATTCTTCCCTCTTAGTAATATACTCTATTGGATCAGATTCTTTTAGTCGATCCCAATCCAAATTAGCATATTTATCCAGACCACCCATAGATTTCTCTACGATCTGGTTTAGGTACTCAGTGTACTGCTGACGCTCTGTCTGAATCTGGGCCATTTCGGAGTTATACTTCTGTTGAAGTTCTTCCATGCCCTTTCTATCGTTAGACAGCTCTTGCGTCTTGCGGGTATAATCTGACTGGCGTGAATAGCCTTTCATAAGTTCTTCAAGGCTTACTTCCTGCTCCTCACCATTTACGGTGACAGCATATAAAAGTTCCTCTTCAACTTCTTCGTCAGACTCTTCAGATTCCTCTTCGGATTCCTCCTCAGCCTCCTCTTCAGATTCCTCTTCCAATGATTCGTCTTGAGTTTCCTCAGTGGACTCTTCCTCTTCCGTAGGTGTGGCTTCCTCAGCTTCTGGTTTCTCCTCTTCGGATTCCATCAGGCCGAGTAATACCTCTTGCGCTTCCATTATACTTCCGGGTTGCGCTTGTACTTCTTGCGGGGCTACTTGCTTATCCGCCATAATTTATTCCTCTTAGATGAATGGGTGTTGCTTTTCCAGAACTTTATTCATGTGTCCAGTTTCAACTATGGATGTTATATGACCATAAAGTTTGTCAAGCAGTCTCATCGCAAGCCAGATTGATTCTCTGGCTTCCAACTCTGTCGAACCGCTGGCTTCCCACCGGATCATTAAATCTTTTCTCAATACTTCAAATGCTTCGTTAAACAGCTCGTTACTTAGGAGGTTCTTTGCTTTCTCCTCCCGATATTCGTCAGACATTATAATCAGTTATTTTCGGTGTCGGCGCTTTTCTACCCCTTCTTCCGCGAGACACCTTTGCTACTTCAAACTGACTAGCCCACTTTTCAGCGGCTGCTCTTGTTTTGAATGTTTTAATCTTCCCGCCATAAGTGGCGATAAAATGACCCTTCGGGCTTTTTCTAATCGGCATTAAGTTGCTCCTATTGCTACTGCTCGTTTTTGTTCACGTTCCAGTTGAAGTTCTGCCATCTTCAGTTGTGCATCAACTTGCGCTTCCTGTGCATCTTGCTGAACTTTCTGGGCCTTGATTTGTACCTCAGCAGCCTTAATCTCTAGCTCCTTCTGCTTTATCTGCGCTTCCATCTGCATCGACTGTTCTTCTGACGACGGCCCCGATGGAGGAATCTGTGAAGGATCAGTCATAAAATCGCTCACATTCTGGAATCCCATTGCTTTCACAAGTGATGCGCCAAGATTATACATATTCTGTTCGTTTACGATTCTTAAACCACCTGACATTGCCTGCGATGCAAAATTAATCATCTGAGAAATATGCATCATCTGCTGGTCTTTATTACCCTGACCTAAAGCAACAGATACAGTACAATCAGCCTTATCGTTCCATGCGTCTGGGCGAACAGGAATCCACTGGTTTCTAAGCATAACCACTCTCTCCTTATCCTGATTCTTCAGTAGGAGTTCGTATATCGTAATCATCAAGTCTTTTACGCCAGTCTCTGCAAAGTTTCTGGCGATGAGTTCTACGCGACTCTGTGCGGCTGTCATAACAGCGTTGACAGCGGTGGCTGTGGTATGTGATGTCAAGGCGTTCTCATTCATCCCCTGTGACATTCTTGATACACCGGCTCTGGATTCTCTTACCCCGTCCAGATATTCGAGCATCTGGAACGAGTAAGGTTCAAGAGGTGGAGTTGTTAGCGGCATTATAGCGTTAGGAGACTTAACCCTAACTACGCCGCCCGGTCGTTGCGTAAGAAGGTCATCAAGGTTGGCCTGACCCTCTAAGACTGCATAACGCCCGAAGTTCTGGTTATACATATTATCCATGAGGTTACGCATTAGCGTACTCTTCATTAACTGTAAATCCATCACCAAGTCTGCAACCGACATACCGAAAAACTTATGCGGAATTTTTATCGGCGTAATAGATACGAAAGGAATAGAATCTATTTCATCATTCTGTAGAACATAATTCCCAACTGAACAAACTTTCCTAAGTTCAGCAATCCCGTCATTATTATAATCTGTTTTCAGGAAAGATTCATGCAGCCAATACGTCCTTAAAGCCTCTTCTGTCTGTGATTCACCAAGATTAAAATTTGAACTATCATCGAATTCAAACCTTGCCTGCCTTTCACCAAAGAGTGAGAACTCATCATCTTCGCCAGAACCTAACTCTTCCGGCCCAATATCTTCATCAGGATACATCTCCCTTAATTCAGATAAAGTCTTTTGCACCCTATGACAAACGAATCTTGCATCCTGAATATTTTTAGCATCTCTACTGATAAGGAACTCAGATGGCGGAACATTCTCTATCTTTATCTTGCCATTATAAGCGCTTCTCTTAATAACGACATCGTGAAGCGATCCGCCGCCCATTTCCTGACCATAACCTTCTTGACCACCACCTTCGTAACCTCCCTGACCACCATATTCGGTATGTTCAATAACCTCTACTTCGTCGCTACCGATAAGAGCCATGAAAGACATCTCATCAAGACCGTTGTACTCTTCCCGCTGACTGTCTTCGTATTCATCCCACCATACTTTAACGATACCATTCTTGGAAAGCAGGGCATCGGTAAACCATGAGTACATAATTTCCCAGCCGGGATTATCCTTTGTGAAAACATAGTTCACATAGTCAGTGGCTTGTTCGGCCATCTGCACATCTTCGGGGCCGTGCGGTGAGAATTTTACCATTTCATCGCCAGATGCAAACACACGCATTAGAGATGGTTTTATCCATTCTATTGTATCCGCTACTGTGGAATCTACAAACTGTGATCTGCCTTCTACTTCATTTCCAAAAGGCTGACCATAGTAATACTCCATAGCCTGCTCACGCTGTCGAGAAATAGTATCACCATAACCTAGAGCGTCTGTAATCTCGCCCCTGATTCTGGCTACTAATTCTTCCTCAGTGATTTTTTCTTTCGCCATTAAATAATTCCGTAGTTCCTGTATTCAACGTCTTTAGTCCACTCTGGGTCTTCACCCGCCATAGCAAAGCGTTGGGATTGAAATGCATATCGTGTTGCTGACATCAGGTCATCCCGCAAAGGAACCACCTTATTATCCTTTCTGTGGTACATTCTGAACTCTTCAAACCAGTCAGAAAGGGTAGAAAATACCTTAAATTTACCAGCCTCTATTGATTGTAACATAGCCATTAAACCTTCCTCTACGCTATTTGAGCCTTTTACAGCGCCCAAGGCAGGTGGATTAGTGAAATGCTCCATCATAAAATTACAACCCAGATTTCTATACTGGTCAGCCAAGCCGGGATTTCCCATGCTATCCCTGCGATTTCCGTCATGTGGGTAGGCTATAGGAATGAAATGAGGTCTTGTCCTGATAATCTCGGCGTGAACTGCTGGTGAAGCCTTAGATGCTCTATAACAATCGTAAATATAGAACATTTCTTCTTCTCTGTCAATAGCACACCATACTACTGCTGTTGGGTGATCCCAACCAAAGTCTATCGCTGCTATTCTGGGCCAATGATTTTCAATACGCATTGGATCGACCATTACCTTTTCTTCCCCTAATGGGAAGACCAATCCTGAACCAATTGAGGGTCTTCCGTATCTTCTCATCTCCCGCTCATGTGGGGAATATGAGGATAGAATCTGTTCCATCACAGATTCATTCAGATGGCCGCGCTGCCCTTTCAAGGACATGACCTTCTCTGAAGCGTCATCCCATGTGGCGTTGGTCAGGGATTGGCCGGACTGTAGGTTATTCATAAACGAAGCTACTGTCTCAGTCATTCCGGCTTCTGGGGTGAAGGTCATATAAACCATCCCCCTTCTATCCAGCGTCCTTGTTACAGCCTGCGAGTATAACTCACGACTAGGCTCTTCGTCAAGCCATATACAATCAACGCTGCGGCCCTGCCATTTCTCCACCTGCATCTCGTAGGCTTTGAAGAATAAAGAGGAGTTCCCCCCAGAGACATGGCGAATAAGTGCCACGCTCTTGGCGTTGGGTACGCCGGGTTTCCGTTCTGTCTTTAGGATACAGCTTCTTGGTATAGCGCCAGAACCAAAAGCCTCTGGATCATCCGGGGAACCCAATAATTCAAATTGTACGATATCTCTGGTGGTTTCATTTGAAACCCCACCAGCCCATGCTACAATGGGTTTAGTGTACCTTCGGCCATTCCACCACTTTGGGTAGAGGCCGGTTACATGGTAGGCTAGCTCCGCTGCCCCACAATATGATTTCCCAATGCGGTTAGCAGCCATGAGGAGGCGCTGGTTCGCCTCTGAGCCTGTTTCGTGAAAATTCTTCTGGTACGGGTAAGGGTCGTAGAAATCTAGTTTGTTGAAGCGTTCTCTAGTTCTTATCTCCCTAGCGATTTCTACCGCTTTTTCCAGTTCTACCCTTGTGGATGGGGGCGCTGATTGCGGCTGCTTGGCGCTCTGCGCCCTCTCTAACTGCATAATTAGTTCAATACTTCTGGTATTTCAGATATATCGGAAGTCCCTATCAGGGCTTCTAGTTCCCTCTGTAGTTCATCTGTAGACGATTGTTCCACATGAGAGATTTCCTGCTTAATCTTCTCAGTAGGTTTAAGACCGGCTCTGTCCAGTACATCCTTAACTGCACCCAGACGGACGGACTCCGACTCGGCGTTCTGTACTAATTCATTCAATTGGGCTAATGCGCCCGGTACGCAGTCTTGGATCATCTTGCGCTGGCGCTCTTCTATCTCTTTGGCGAACTTATTCTTGAGTTCATAACCCCTCTGTTTAGCATGGGAATACCCAGCCATTTCAGCCGATCTAGCCGCCTTACCAGTGAGGCAGTATTGTTCTATAAATACTTCTTGCTTCTCAGTTCTCAAAATTCTCTTTCCTGTAGTAATCCCGGTAGAGCAACCTGACCGGCTAAAGATATTCTACTGAGGTAATCTTCTAATTCACGCTGCCTCAAGTTATATGATTCTGGAATCTCTCCGGTTCTCCAAGTATCAGTCTTGCGTCCTGTCCAACCCCTAAGAGCATCCTCCATACTCTCTAATGCTGCTGATCTTGTACCCCCTAATAATGATAAATCTCTTGTCGCTCCACCAGCCTTTGATCTATCATATGCCTTCCAAGGTATATATGGAAATGCTGACGATGATTTTCCAGAAGGATCGAAAGCTGGATTTATCACCGCAGGCTTTCCAGAGGTGGGCGGGCGAAACGCCACCGGATAAATATCTGCTATATCCTGTGTTTCCCTCCTAAACGACTCAGATGCATCCCTAGCCCATTCATCAACTTTTCCCTTAGCTGCAGTTTGAGTATTATCATCAACCCGAAGCCCTGTTGATCTGGTCACACGATTGCCATTGGCATCCCTGTATCCACCATACCAGTAACCATCATTCTCAAATAGGTCAGGCTTCCCTCCCTTAGCTCTTGCCTTAGCAGCCATTGACATCAATGCTTGAGCCTCATAAAATGTGTCGCTATACCAATCCCTGTGGGGAAATATAGCATCATCTGCTGCTTTTGCAAATGAAGCATCTTTGAAAATTACACTTAGAAAATCTTCATTTTTACCAAGCCCAAAAGCAATATCAGCACCCTTGCCAAGTATATCCAGTTTATCAGAACCCAAAATTAACACACCGCCATCTTTTGTATTTACTCTAGCTACAACATTTATCCCGCCAAGAAGTTCATTGCCAGTTGTTGTTGAATATTGAATTAAAATATGGCCGGGTGTAGAAGAATCCTTAACCTTTAGACCGCCTCTATAAAAATCTTTCTTCTGTAAAAGGTTTATAAAATCTTTAGCAGTTATGCCATTCCAATTATCTCCCGCATTTCGCCTTGCCTCTAACCATACATCCTTAACATGATTATAATGCCTTTGCTTATCAAACTGCATCGTATAATGGAGATTACCACTAGCTTCAAACTCCCTAACACCACCAATTCTCAAATCTCTTCCGAATCGTTGCTTCTGTAGACCCCATGAATCAGAAACCATTCCAACCATTTCATCTAGCAACTCAGGTTTCAGATGCTCCATTCCTGTAGCCTGACGAAAAGTATCAGATGTTACAATTTCACTGGGTTTCCCCACAACCTCATCGTGATAAAGTTGCTTATAATAATTATGCAGTTGACTGCCCGGCTGTACAGAATGGTGATCAGGTGAATACATCCTTCTAATAAGAAAACTGTACACAGGCTGCTGTGTTAATTGTCTGGCTAATGCATTTATTTCAGAGCGATGAGCTGTTGCCTCATCTTTAGACATTCCACTGGTTGGCTTGGCCCTTTTTGTATCTATCTGAGAAGCTAATTTCTCCATAGCCAGCAAAGAGTTAGCCGACACTCCAATCTCTTCTTCCATATATTTGTAATATGGATCGCCCTTCTTAAATAAATTGGAGATAGACTCTACCGGCATTTTGGCAAGACCCATGAGCTTACCCGTAGTACCCATATACCAGTTCCACTCCCCTGTTGCTAAAATATCATTAAGGTCTTTGCTATTGGCGTATTTTTTAGCAATATCACTAAAGGCTCTATCTGTTTCCCCCCATTTAGCCATGAACTCCTTCGCTCTATTCATTGCCGCCAGTGTTCTTGGGCCAAGTTGTCCTCTTCGGGATAACTCGATCCCTGAAGCAAAATCACGCATTACATTTGGCCCCTCTTTCACTGCTGTTGCCGATTTTCCAAGTAAGGTTTTTGGGTTAAGGGTTACTAGCCTACCGTATAGAAGTTGATCTGCCAGATTCTCTAGATAGTCTCCGGGCATTACCGAAGCAACAAATCTTGAAACCGGGCGAATAATATTTTCATTTAAGAAATCACCACCCTGTGCGATGCGTTCCTGAATTTGCTGACCTTCCTCACTTTGTGGTTGGTAGACTCTACTTTGAGCGGCTTGAGCAAGCTGTTCTGGTGTCATCCCTGTATCCATTAAACTTGTACCTACAGGAAGGTGAAATGGAGCAGATGGCTTTATATCTGGGTAATGCTCTATCTGACCCTCTCCACCCCTTCCGCGAAGTGCATTTTCAAGAACTCCCCATGCATGGAATGGAAGTGTAGCAAAACCAGCCGCCAGTGCAGGAACATTTTCTATCATCCCTTGATACATAGGTTCAGCGCTTGCCTCAGCTTCTAGCGCGGTAGCATATGACGATCCTATACCGGAAAGTTGTCGGGAGAGCCAACCCTTTTTCTCTGGTTCTTTTTTCTTCTTGAACTCCTCAAAGGTATCTATGTGGGGAGCCTTTCTATGCTTATCCCATATTGCCTGTGATTCTGAATCTGTAATATCTGTCATTTTACGTTATATAGGTATTCATTCAGGGACATCTTCTCATTAGGAGTAAGATAAGGCCAGAATCTATCAAAGACTTCCTGAGCGGCCTCCCTTCCTCCTGAGCGAAGCGCCTGATTGAAATACGTTAAGAATTGCATCGCATTGGCTGGAACACCTGTATCTCTCTCCATAGCCTCTGCTGATTCCGTATCCTCTGGAGACATCCATTCTGGCTGCTCTCCTACTGGCAGATCGGCTGGTCTATCCAAAAGTCCACCAACCCAATCCTTCGCTTGTCCGAATTCTTCCTGTACGCCCGCTCCTACCCTGTCTAGGATACCCCCTAGTCCACCCCTTGGGTAACCTGTTGTTCTTCGTCTGAAGTCAACCTGTTCCTGCTGGGTGGGTAAATCACCCCATGGATTTTGTCTCCCTTCAATTTGAACAGAAGAATCTGGCACAACATTGGGAATTCCTCCCTCCCTTTGCGCCCTCTCTAGTTCTGCCCACTCTGCGGGAGTAAGGGTTCTTGCCATGTTATCGCTTAATCTGTGGCTTGCCTTTGTAGTATGAAGGTCTACTATGGGTATATTTTTCCATTATTCGTCTAGGCTTATCCATCCCTGCTAAAGCCTTTCCCAATAAACTTTTCTTCTTACGCTTCTTTTTCGCAAAAGTTAAAGGATCACTAGCTATATCGGAGGCCAACCCCCCTGATTTATTCAATTTACGTTGATGCCCATCCATATGGTGATTTCCTTTATTACTCATGATAACTCCATTAGTGTTTGCTTATATTAGTGATATTTACGGACTGGTGAGTAGGGATAATATATATAGATTTCATATTTTTAAAAAGGGGTCGGGGGGGGTCTGTCTGTACTGACTCTGTTTAAAAGGGAGTCGAGACTACGATAAGAAAAGAAATCGAGAGTACACTAAGCAAACCCCAGTAAATTAGCCATTTTTCATTGTTGCCATGCTACCACTATATAGTGGAGTTACCATCGATTCGAATACCCGAGTGATTGCAGTGTATATGGTACGTCGGACAGTCTGACATCGTATGCGCGTGGACTGATGGAACATAGTCTCACACCATCGGTGGACACCGGGTGAAAATAAATCACGCCACCCTATTGTAATCAGGACAGGCATGCACTATATTCAGGCCTCACCCAACACGTCTGGAGCATACAGGATATGGAACCGCGCAACATCGCAGAATACATACTCAGTATAATTGTAGACGGGCAATCGCGATCTATAGCACTCAGAGATGCTGTAATACATTTCGATATAGATGTAGATGGTTCGATGTATCGTGAGGTATTGGACGCTCTAGTGGAATTGGAGCGTGAATTTGACCATGATCTATGGTCTACAATATGATGCAAAACGTAGCATTCACACCCAACAGTAGCAATCGAAAAACCGGTGCCATGCCGGTTTCCTACTCAACAAAAGACTGGTGTCCGGATTCCTGCCCACTCAAGGAGCACGGGTGCTATGCGAAGCACGGGCACACCGGAATGCACTGGCGCAAAGTGACAGCCGGTGAGCGCGGTATGGACTGGAATACATTCGTTTCCAAAGTACGTCACCTGCCAAAAGGTGGAATATGGCGGCATAATGTTGCCGGTGACCTGCCAATACATGATCACGGCATGATTCAACAATTGATCCGTGCCAATCGTGACAAAGGTGGATTCACGTACACCCATCACAATCCATTTGATGCTGACAATGCGGCAATCATCGCTGAATCTAATCGTGACGGTTTTACAATCAATCTATCGTCAAATAAGGTCACTGAGGTCGATGCGCTGGCCGCTCTAAGCATTGCTCCGGTTGTGACTATCCTACCTACCGGTAGCGCAAAAGTGACGTACACGGCGGAAGGGCGGAAGGTGGTCAGGTGCCCCGCTGAAACGTCTGCAAAAGTAACGTGCCAATCATGCCGGTTGTGTCAGAAAATAGACCGGCCTATAATCGGTTTCACGCCGCACGGTAGCGGCAAGAAAGTAACTCAGGAGATAGCGACAAAATGAAACGATCCTACGTCTATTTCAACCTGCAACGCCGTGTCTGGTCTGAGCGGCAAGCAGGGAAGGTGATCGGGCATCCCGAGTTTATTTGGATGTCCGACGCACGGTTTCTGGTCGGCAAAGCCGGTCAGGCACGAGTCCGGTCAGAAGGTCGGAAAAATGTACACGCCGGTGTATCCGGTGAATGGATTGCCAGAATTGACGACAATACCGAGTCGGATATTGTCAATATGTTTCATGCCGACGCCCTTACGGGCATAGCCGTTCTGGTTACCTACAACCCCTACGTCAATGACACGTTCGTTCTGGTCAATGGCGGGCAACCGGTAACATCTGCCGATAAGGTGGCAATGTTCGCATTGCCGAACGAGCGCCCTTATGTTCTGGCGTATAAACCACAATAGGAGCAATCAAGTGGACCCCAACTGCTACAAATTCGAAAATTCTACAATGTCCGTTGTCGTGCCAAATGACCCCACGCGGATAATGCAATACTTCGCGCTCTGTGGTGCGCTGAAATTGGAAACGCTAGGCATGAAACGCAGTCGGTCGCCGTCGGCCTATGCCATTATGAAACGTCAGTACGGTTTCAAGGGTAATCGGGCGAAGGTACTGCAACAGGCTCAAATGGTCAAAAGTTGGCTCAAGGAGAATTCGTAATGTCCGAACAAATCAAAATTATTGATGGCAAGCCGGTAGTTTACCTGTACGATGAGCCACTGCCGTCCAAGGTGGTAGTCTGTGGCCGGTGTGATGGCAAAGGCGTTTCTACGGCCTACCTAGGGGCTTACACGATGGAAGAGATGGATGAACAGGGGCCGGAATTTTTCGAAGACTACATGAGCGGTATGTATGACCGCCAGTGCGACAAGTGCAACGGCCTACGGGTCACGGCTGTCATCCTATGGGATGAACTCACAAAGGAGCAAGAGGCCGATCTGGAGTCCGATTACATCGACGAACAAATAGCCAGAAATGAGCGGTTAATGGGATGCTGAATCTACGGCAAAATGGCGGGTTCGACTCCCGCCTTGCCACTTTTTTGGCACAAAAAAACCACACCCGGAGAGAGATTCAGTAATCGGGGACAGTCGTCGCAAAATTCGTCAATTATGTCGATCTCAGGTAATCAGAGGGGTACTTTGATTTCCGATTATAGTCTGTCACCGTCTTATGTCGGCCACCTTTGTGGTTATTCGCCTTGGCAACCAGATTCCGCTTTCTGCGACTGGCTCTTTGTGCCCTCATATCGTTCTTATCCAATATAGTTTAACTGCCTTAATTTTGATTATATATTATTATTATATATAGAGTAAAGGTCTACATTCAAACAGTTATAATTATATAATTATTCTTTTTCCCTATATGTATAACGCATCAGGGCCAAGTCATTGATTATAAAGGGGAATCGAGAAAATTGGAAAAAGGGTTGCAATTGAAATCTACATCGACAATAATAGCACCTGAACCGGAGGAAATATGAAAATTGACTTCTCAAATGCGGCACCTGACTTCAACGGTTACAACGTGACATCATTTGCCGGTGGTGGCTCAATGGGGGGCAAATGAAGAAGGTGAACGGACGCAGTAGAGCGAAGAAGTACGGAACGGTTCTCAGTTGCCCCAAATGCTATTCGACGGAAGGCAACCGTGTGTATCATTTCGCATGGTCAGCCATCACCTGTCAGAACTGTCGGAAGATCGTCTATAAGGACGAATGGGAGATAGATGAAGAAGCCTGACGAAGAGAAACTGACCAAGCTGTACGGTCAGAATGAGGACAAGAAAAAGTCATACCGTAGAGGTTGGGAAACCGTAGGTAAAACATTGGAGAAAAAGCGTAATGAAAAATCTATGCAGAAAAAGTCGTCCAGTTGATAACCCATATGAGGTCTGGCAGAATGACCAAGGTTGGACATGGCACATTCTGAAAAAGTACCAGAATCCTGACAATGAGGCGAAAAACCCCCATGCACGGTGGTTTGTGGCAGCGAAATCCCCATACACGTTTGGGTCTTGGGAATACGGTGACACTTATGTATCTGACATCAAAGAGTACGGTGTACGAACGGACATTGACATCGATGATCGATCCTGAAATTGTACACAAAGGCGGTGGCAGTTGGCAGATCACCGGTAAGTTGGACGGTTTAGACACTGCTGACTTAGAGTACCTTCATGCCCAAATCGGAGCTGAACTGAGAGAGTGGGATAACAGGGATTACCATGACAACCTGACCGACGTAGAGGCTGACGCAGACACGTTAGCCTCTGCCGGTTGGGGAACTGACGAAGACTACGGAGGCTGATTATGTGGAGAAAGAAGACCGCTGCGGAGCGGAAGGCTGACACGGTAGACCGGATGGCTACGCTTGAGGGTCTGTTGAAGGGTGTTGAGAACCTTTACGAGCATCTTATGATGTGTGAGGGTTCTTGGGGTGTGATTGGTATACAGGAGTACGAGCGGATGTTGGAGCAGTACCATCGTGCCAAGTGCGCTCAAGGGCGGGTGAGGGAGTCCTATGTGGGCGATCACCGGTCAGAGGGTGAGGGCGGTGCTGTAGAGGACTGGAGCGACACCAGTCCGTACCGGCATTATGAGGAAGGTTAAACTTCCTCAAGACGCTCATTTGATGGGGGAGCCGTCACTGGTTCCCCCTGACTTTTTTCCGCCTAAAAAGCGGCAATACGAACCATTGGATTGGGAGATTGGAGAGTTCGAAGCAATGGAAGAAGAACTTTTAAAACAATGGTGGGAGTGGTATGAATACGACGAAACGGATTCCTCTTGAATATCAATTACTTAACCCTGATGCGTTATATAAATGCGGTGCCCTTACATGGACAGGTTAGATCGTGCAATGAAAGTTTTACGAAATCTACCGGCTCATGCAGTGAGTTCCAAGAGCAGGACTGGTCAGGTTAATGCAGATAACATACGAAATCGTGCATTACAAGCCATTGATATCATTAGGAAATTTAGAAAAAGACCTAAAACAGTGGATGCGTACATTGAAGAAGCATGGCAGATTTACAAAAGATTACAGAACCTTGTAGGGCCGGAATTCTTTTTTGACAACACCACCCAAAACCCAAATAGAACGATTTCTATTGACACCATGCAATCGCCAAATGTGCGGTCGGGTGGAATGGGATTTCGCCATGTCAATTGGGATGCGGAATCGATGATGGCAGTACCAAAAGGCCATAAGCAACACAATCCCTACTGGAACCCTACCGGTGGTAAACGTGATAGAAATGGTGTACTATTAGACTTGTCGGATTCAGATTACTGGATGTGCAAAGAAAGGAGAAGAGATGAGAATAGATGAAGAGAGGCTGAAACCTTACCGGAAAATGACGGATGCACAGCGAAACATCCGGTCAGCCGGTGACCCCGAGTTTACTCAGCAAGTGTTGGATCATTATATGTTGGGTGAGAACTTAAACGGGATCGAACTGCCGTTTGGTGAATACAAACACCGGTTCCGGCTCAAGCCAGAAGAACTCACCGTACTAGGGGGGATTAACGGCGCAGGCAAGTCCCTGTTGGCCTCTCAGATGATACTTCATGCCGGAGAACAGGGGTACAAATCCCTCTCTATCAGCATGGAAATGAGTCCGAAGGCACAACTAGCGCGGATGAACCGCCAAGCATCATTACAGGCGGAGCCAGCGCTAGATGCTATTGTGGAGTTTTCCCAATGGGCGAAGGAAAAAATATATTTCTATGATCAGCACGGGTCAGTCGATCCTAACACGTTGGTGTCGATTATCCGGTATTCTGCTGACAACTACGGAATTAAACTGGTTCTAGTGGACTCCCTGATGACCATGAGCATGGCCTCAGACGATTGGAACGGACAGAAGTCCGTAGTCAACGCACTGGCGAATTGTGCTAGAAATCTTGGCGTTCACGTCATCTTGGTTGCCCATGCAAAAAAGGGTGAGAAGATCACAGACAAGCTAGACAAGTGGTCTATTGCCGGATCAGCAGACATCACCAACAGGGCAGACAACGTGATCCTGTTCGGGAGATCGTTCAATCCTGACCCGCATGAGCCTGATGCACATTTTGACCTGTGCAAGGCACGGCATTACGACAACGCCGAACATGAAATTAATCTGCAACTGTGCATGGCCTCACTGAATTACTACCAGAGAGAAACCTTGCCAAGAGCAATCGGTGTTCCTATTGAAACCAAGCCCAAAGGTGGTATAATGGGTGAACTAGATAGAGTAGCATTACATGACCCCACAATCGGCAAAAGCGAAAGGACGAAAACTACAGAAGTGGTTTCGCCAACGCTTAATTGATACATTAAATCTACATCCTGACGATGTGGAGAGCCGTAGCATGGGGGCAGGCGGTGAAGATATAATGCTCTCTGCGAAAGCTAGAAATATGTTTCCGTATTCGGTGGAGTGCAAGAATCAGGAAACACTGAACGTCTGGAAGGCGTTCGAGCAGGCGGAGTGCAACTCCGGTGTGTACCAACCCCTTCTTATTATTAAGAAAAATCGGAAGGAACCACTGGCGGTTGTCGAAGCAAATCATTTCATTAAATTAATAGACAACAGTAAGGAGGTTTGATAATATGAGAAGTATGATGTTAGGTAATGACCCATTCAGAAGTCTTTTAACAGAGTTGATGCAGCCGTATAAAAGTATGCAGCACTTCTCTCCTCAGCGTGTGATTGAGGCCGGTACGGTTGACAAACCGGCTATCATCACCAGAGGTGAATGGGTTGAGAGGAAGTACAGGGCATGGCAAGAAGAGGACGGTTCTTACCATGAAGAACTTATTGATGATGAGAATTTACCGAAGGGTACAGGTAAGGAGGGAACTGATTAATGGATAAGATAGAGGTAGCGCTCAAACGTCCCTTTAAGTTGTCCCAACTAAAGTGGCGCAAGGGTCAAGGCGGTAGTGGTGATCTGGTTTATATTACCGCAAGAGATGTTATGGACAGGCTTGACCAAGTATTCGGAGTGCATGGCTGGGGAACAAACTTTGAATACCTTGGTGGACGTATGATCTGTCGCTTGACCTGTGAATTCGGCGGCAAAGTAATAACAAAATCTGATGGCGCAGACGATTCCAATATTGAAGGCGCAAAAGGAGGTATCTCAGATTCGTTGAAGAGAGCCGCAGTACAGTGGGGTATAGGGCGCTATCTCTATCACCCATCAGCATTCAACAGTAGCCGTGAGCCTGCTTCATGGGCAACACCGGAAGGGTATGACGCCTTAATGGCGCAGAGAGAAGGAAAGGAGATAGAACAATGGCGAAAGGAATACTCTGATGGCCTTCAGGACTGAACTGGGGCAAAATATATTCAAGCAAAAGTATGCGTCAAACGCATACGAAACTTGGGAAGACAGGGCCAACACCGTCGTAAACTACGTTTGCGGTGATGTAGACGGCCAAAAAAATAACCTAATGGCTAAGGATGACCGGGATCAGTTAGCCCGGTACATCTCTGAATTCAAATTCATGCCCGGTGGCCGATACCTTTGGTATGCAGGGCGCGATGCAAGATTCTTTAACAACTGCTACCTTCTCCGTCTGGAAGAGGATTCCAGAGAAGAGTGGGCGGCTTTGACACAACGTGCTATGTCCTGCCTGATGACCGGTGGTGGCATAGGCGTTGATGTCTCCCTTTGTCGTCCGTCTGGACGGCGATTAAGACGTACAGGTGGGGTCGCCTCCGGCCCCATCCCTCTCCTGCTCACCTTGAATGAGGTCGGCAGGAATGTCATGCAGGGCGGTAGTCGGAGGTCTGCCCTGTATGGCTCCCTAAATTGGCAGCATGAAGATGCATTCGACCTTCTTCATGTTAAAAACTGGCAAGATATGTATCTTGGTAAGCAAAAGGAGTACACCGTTTCAGATATGAAACGTCTGAACTTCAACTACGCTGCACCGTTAGACATGATGAACATCAGCCTGAACTACGATGATGCATGGTTGCATGGTGGTAATTCTGATATCTTCATGGAGAACTGCAAGCAGGCTCTGATGACCGGTGAACCGGGATTCTCATTTAACTTTGGTTCTCAACAAAATGAAACACTTAGGAACGCCTGTACAGAAATTACATCAGAAAATGACAGTGACGTATGCAATTTAGGCAGTGTAAACCTAGCCAACATCGAAAGCATTGAAGAGTTCAAGAGTGTAGTACACTTGGCCTCTAAGTTTCTCGTCTGCGGATTAATCAGAGCGCACCTACCTTATAAGAAGGTGGAGATGGTGCGTCAGCAGAACAGCAGGCTTGGGTTGGGTCTTATGGGTATGCATGAGTGGCTATTAAAGCGCGGATCAAAGTATGAGTTCACTGATGAACTTAAACAATGGATGAGGGTTTATGAGCAAGAAAGTACAAAATCAGCAAATGAACACTGTGACAGACTGTTCCTCAATAGACCTAAAGGATACAGGGCAATTGCCCCGACAGGTACAATTTCGATCCTAGCGGGAACCACTTCGGGGGTGGAACCGATTTATGCTGTGGCGTATCGCAGAAGATATCTTACGGACGGAACCAGATGGAAATATCAGTTTGTTGTTGATGGCACAGCGGAATCCCTGATCAATGATGGCATTAATCCTGACGATATAGAATCTGCTGTTGATCTAGCCGCTGACATGGAGCGAAGGGTTAAGTTCCAGTTTGAATTACAGAAGTATGTAGATCATGCGATCAGTTCAACAATCAACCTTCCCGCATGGGGTAAGAGTCAAGATCGTGTGGATGAATTCGCAAAGATAGTGCGTAAGTACGCTCATGGACTGAGGGGTCTGACCCTGTACCCTGATGGTAGTAGGGGTGGTCAGCCTATAACCTCAGTTCCTTATGAGGAGGCGCACAGTAAGCGTGGTGTGGTGTTTGAAGACAACAGTGAAGAACAATGTTTATCGGGAGTGTGCGGAATATGAGCAATGTATTAGAAGATAACCCAAACGGTTTTAATAGAGAAGGGGTTCCCAAAGACATATTTGATTTAGATAAGGGGCAACAGGCTTTAATGTATGCCGCAAGTCTGGATGGAGGCAAGGTCTGTGATGGATGGGATGACATGGGTACGTGCGCCGTTGCATTCCTAAATTCGTGTAACCGGAATCTTACATTAGCCATTAAAGTTATTAAAGAAGCCGACAAACAGACCAGATACAGCCGAAGCCGATTGTCATCGCGCCGAAAACCATGAAACCAACATACTACACAGCCATGAAGATCACTCCGATTCAATACATACTGGCTAACGATATGGACTTCTGTAGTGGGAATATAATAAAGTATGTAAGCAGATGGAAAAAAAAGGGAACTCCGGTAGAGGATTTGTATAAAATCATTGAGTATACTAATATTTTACTGGAGGAATACAATGAAATTTTACGAGAGAAGGGTATGAAATGAAAATTCTAATTACGTTGTTGCTGGTTGGTATGCTAATGGGATGTTCTTATGCTACTAGGTTACAGGTTGGTGAATATGGTGCTTCTCATATAGCATCTGTCACTAAGCATGATGATAAAAATTAGCAGAATAGAGGAGCCAAACTGGACTGGTGCTGTAGAAATGAGAATAGTAATTGAAGAGGGTGACGTTTCTATACTGGCGGCGGAAACTGTCAAAGATACTTTGGGCAAACTTGTGGCTGATATAAAGGCAAAGCAAGAACTGGCAGGGCCGGACGCTCCCATTTTATGACACTTGAAAAGAATCCAAGGGTGGAGAGCCGGAAATATCTGGATTGGGTGGCAACCCTTCCTTGTGCTGACTGTAAGATAGAGAATGATACAATAGTGGCTCACCACTTAAAAGGCAGGTTTGCACCATTTTCTGGTGGCACCGGATTTAAGGCTAGTGATTACTTTGTGATGCCGTTATGTTATGAGCATCATACTGATATACACAATGGAGATGTAGAGTTGTTAAACTGGCAACCCTATTTTATTATGCAAACGCTTGACAGAGCGTTTAAGGACGGGTTAATATTATTTAATGATAAGCGAAAAGGAAATTGAAGATGCATTACAGAAAATTGAGGAGACAGCTCCTCAGTACGCTACTGCGAAAGCGTTATCGTTTCAAGCGCAGGAGTGGAAGAAAACTCAACGTTCCCTACTATACTCTCAAGCGGTCGGTAGGACTGTGGCGGATAAGGAGCATTGGGTTGCGGTGCAGTCGGCTGTTGCCGTTGCAAATGAGGGTATCGCTGCTGCGATATCTAATGAAGAGAAGTTACGTTGGGAATTGAAGCAGGCTGAACTCAAGATTGAAATCTGGAGAACTCAGCAGGCTTCTGCTCGACTAGAAAGAATGGTATGACATCCTGTCTACCTAAACATTCCAAAAACGTGAGGAACGTATAATGGACATGAAACCTGACACGATAGTGTTATTTGAAAACGAGAAGGATGGGAATACTAAACGCCCTGACTTAACCGGAACGGCTCTCTGGAACGGAGAGGAAATCAAAGTTGCCCTTTGGGAGAATGTCTCCAAGGGTGGCAAGAAGTATCTCTCGGGCCAGCTGCAACGGCCTTACAACGGTGCTGCTTCCAGCGGTGATGTCAATCGAAGTGTTGAAGGCGACAACATTCCGTTTTGAAAATTGAGTACCATGATGGGGAGGTCATCGAGCTTGGGTTTGATGACCGACTCCATTCCTACAGGATAGAGGATGAGCTGATTACATCCGTCACTCAAACGATGGATGTGATCTCCAAACCCGGCTTAATTCCTTGGGCATTAAAAGAAGGAGTCGAATGGCTTTCGAGCCATTTGTTCTATGACTCTGAACGTGATAACTACCACACAAAAAGTGTGGGAATTGATTTTATCACCAAGGGAATTAAGGGGGCATACCGGAATACTTCAACCTCAGCCATCAATATCGGCACTGTCACCCATGCGTGGGTAGAAGGCGCTATAAGGTGGAAACTTGAGGGGGGCGACCCACCCCCTATGCCTCAGCAGAAAGAGGCTCAGAAGGCAATAGAGGCGTCCAGGTCATGGGTTTCGGAGAATGATGTGGAGTGGCACTCCGCAGAGCAAAAAGTCTACCATAGAACCCATAAATATGCCGGTACGGTGGACGCTGTGGCGACCATCAATGGGGAGTATTCTGTGATAGATTGGAAGACTTCCAAGGCTGTATATCCTGAGTATTATCTACAGGTGGCGGCCTATGCCAAAGCCTTAGAAGATATGGAGGGTAGGCCAGTGGACTCCGCATACATCTTGCGGTGCGACAAGAAGACTGGTAAATTTCAGTGTGTCCAGTCGGAGAATTTCGAATTAGACTTTGATGCATTCCTAGCATCCCAAAGGTTGCGCCGAAGACTCAAAGTTCTTAGTAAGAAACGGAAGTGAAGATCAATTGGTATCGCGGTGGATCATTCAATCATGGATACCTTGACGACGGAATACACAGATGCGAAAGATTCAAGGGTACGGATGGCTCTTTGTGGTTTCTCCTGTCTTCAGACAAGAAGACTTATCTCTGCTGCAAAGGGCCGTTCGACTCTCCCGAAGAAAGGGATCAAGCAATCATCAATGAGGTGAAAAGGCGTGAACGAAACTAAGAGGTGTACCGGACATAAGGGACATTGGGAGTGTGCTGATAAATACCCGGATCACATGGTTCCAGTTGGTGAGTTTGGAACATCCAGTCGTGATGGACTTCAACCAATGTGTCGTCAGTGTATGCGTTGCCGCATGAAGCCCCACAATGCCAGAATATCTGCCGCTGAAAAATTGGTTGGCTCGCGGGAGACATTTAGGTCTATGACTAAGGCAGAGCATGACGAGATTTATGCCCTACTAGATAGAAATGTAGTAGAAATAAAACCTAAGTTAAAATCTGAATTCGGACAATCAACGCCAATGACTAAGCGAGAAATTTCCAATGTTGTGGGCGAGTCGGTACGGGAAGGCTGGGTATACGTTGTTCGAAATCCAGATGTTCCATCCGTAATCAAAATCGGTAAGACCTTTCCCAACGGAATCCCCGACATTATGTCGAGTGCTAGAAGATTTGGTAGGTCTGAGTTGGTGGATAAGTTCTGGTTTGAAGAAGCGTACAGGGCAGAGCAATCGATACACACCCTGTTAAACCATTGTAATCTCAGGACGTTAGGCCATACAGACTGCGGTAAGGAACTATTCAAATGCACAATAGAAGAGGCTATAGATGCAATCACTAAAGTTCAATCAGAAAATGATAGGCCAAGCATCGCAGTGGGCGAGTGATCTTGGGGGAATTAAGAATTCGATTACAAAAGGGAGGGGTAACCACGCGGGCAGGCTGGGGGAATTAGCACTGGCGAAACATCTTGGCGTAGAGTTATTAGATCATAAGGACTATGACCTGATTTATGAGGGGCAAAAGATTGAGGTTAAAACTAAGCGTCGCGCTGTCCAACCACAACCCAATTACACTGTCAACATAGCAGCGACATCCCGACACCAAAAGCCGGACATATATGCTTTTCTAAGCATGGAGTATTCGGATAGGGATAGCGGTGGGAATTATAGTGATCTGCTACACATCTGGCTTTGCGGTTATAAAAACGCTGAACAATTTTTTGAAGAGTCTTCATTCTGGCCGAAGGGTCACCCAGACCCACCGGCATTTACAACGCATAGAGATATGTATGTTATGAAGATCAAAGATTTAGATGAGAGATTACAGTAATTGGAGGGAGAAGTGGGAAGCTGATCAGGAACACCGCAGGCTGTGCTTCGCAAGATACTGTTGGGTAAGGCGCGGACGAGTAGCCCCATCCGGTCTATTTTGGGAGGAGGCGTTTGAGAAGAGGGAAGGAATTAGTCTATCGAAGTATGCAGCGGAACGCATGAAAGAACGCAGCCAGAGGGAAAAGCAAGAATCCCGTAGTAAGTCATAGCACCCTCATGCTCGCCCAATGAGTCATGCCGGTCAAGAGTGGTGGCGATCTTCACAGTGTCATCATCTTGCGACACCAACCAGCCAACCGACTCCATCACCGGGCACTCTACTTTATCTGCGGTAGTCCAGTCAGAATACTGTATAATATCCCGCCATTTTACCCTTACTAGCGTTTCTTCTTCACCTTCTGTAACGGCCCCGGTATGATCCACCCGATCACCATTGGAAGTAACAGAACTAAGCCTAACAGCCATCCGCCCATACCCACCAATTTACCAAGTAATGTAAAGAAATTATCCGGCGCTTGATTGACCACAGTATCGGCAGTAACCGCAATGGGTTCACCCTTAATCGGCTCCGGCGCACTCACCGCAGAGACAGTTACAGCCGTTGCTCCCCCGGCTAGTGCTGGTACAATCGCACCCCCCGTCAAGGCACTCGTTGCACCAACAACTGCGGTAGTCGCTGCCCCTGTCATCAGACTGCTCTTTAATTTCGGCAAACTGCATCCTGCGATACTCAGTGAGAAAAGGACTAGCCAAAGAGATACATAACTACGATTAATATTACGACTGCCCATAAAGGTTTCTCCCTAATTTCTGCCCATAGTTTTTTGATTATGTCCATATTGTCTCCATTATAGTGTGAATGATGAACCGCAACCACAGGAAGATGCTCCCGTAGGTGGGGTGAAATGGAAGGATGGTTTGAATGGGTCATCGTTCCAATCCATAACTGCATCTCCAAGTAAGTTAAGGGAATTGGCATCAGAGTAGATAGTTTCTGAGCCAGAGATAAGGGTCGCATCCGTTGGTAGCTCTCCAGTGGGCGATAGCTTGATTCTGTAGCCTGAACATCCGCCACCTTCCAGATAGATTCCTAAGAACCCTTCCCCATTTATTACTTGGTCTACCTTGTTTTGTGCAGCCTCTGTAATAATCATTGGTCACAGCATACCCATTTCTAGTTTAGTGTGCATTGGTATCATCTCTTGAGTCCACTGCGGATCGAAAGTCATTTCTACCTCTACAGAATCTACACCAGAAACCCTGCAAGCATCTCTAACTTGATTGTATAGGGTATCGCCAACAGGGCAGAATGGTGAGGTTAGTGTCATAAGAACCTTGCAAGATTTACTATCCAGAGAAAGAGCATAGATTAAACCAAGGTCATACACGTTGGTAAATATTTCTGGGTCATACACCTTGCGAATATTAGATACGATCTCATCCATCGTAGAACTCTCGCCCTCTACGTATTCGTCAACGTGTGGCATTAGTCAAGTATCTTACGCACTACTTCGCGTCCCTCCCAGTTATTTTCTACTGCAACCTCATGCTTCTCGCAAGCGTAACGGGTATTGGTGTCAGCATTATCCTTCCATCCATTTCGAGAAAGTGTCCGTTTCATAGCTAAACATCCCGGCACACCCATCTCTACCCATTCACCTTTCTCATTCTCTTGGTGACCCATGAACTCAATGAGGCTTCCATTAAGGAATAACATAAGCACAAACATAGTTTTAATAATCATTGTTAGTTTCCATTGTGTGCCTTTAAGTTAGCTACGTTATCTTTTAATGTTTCAACTTTTCCCTCAAGAGTTTCGATTCTCTGTTTGTAGAAGTCCAATGTAAGTGCTTGCTGCTGATCGAATGGAGCTTTACCTGTTTCAATGTTGTGCAGAAGTTTGTCGAACTCCCCGCTGAGGTGCTCGATCAACATAAACTGCTCTGCATCAGCAGGGAGTGAGCCTAGGTCACCTCTAGGCCACTTGATCCTGAACTCCGTGTTCTTTACTAGGTCAGAGTTGACAAGGATCATCTCTGTTTCGATTCGATTAAGCCTTTCAATGATACCAAAGTAAGCCCATACTCCAACAGCAACAGAAGCAACCAAAGAGATCAGGTTGCGAATAGGCATAGCGAATTTAGTTCTATCGCTTACATCAATCGCATCGCTCATTAGTAATCGCCGTAGCCATAACCCTTACTGCTTTGCTGCATAGGCCCAGCCGATCCTTGATTACGAAGTATGTCAAATAATCTACTATGCTGATTTGCTATATCAGAATTAGCTTCCCTAATTCTTTTGAGTTCATCACTGATCTGTTCAGTTTGAAACTTCATTACATCCAGACCCTTAATCGCTTCTTCCAGTGCAGGTATTGATGTACCTTGAACTCCAGCCAACCTTTCCACTTCCGAAGATATGGACGAAGCCCACCAGATAGCCCCACTTGTCTGAGCAACCAGAAATAATATTGCACTAAAGAATTTAGCATCTATTTTCATCGTGTAGATAGTTTCTCATTGAGATATTTAATTTTATCTGAGACTGTACCAGTTAAAATCCAAGGACATAAGCCATGCACTATAGAAACAATTGAAAGAAAGAGTAATACAAGACTAAGTTGTACAGTAAAAAATAGATGATTTCCATAAGTTTCCTTAACTAGTTCTAAGTGTTTGCATTTCATTATTTTATCCACTGAGCCATTTTGTAACCATTGATGCAGTTGCTCCGCTGATTCCTACAATGCCTAACACTACACCAATGCCAATACCTTTGGTGCGCTCTAATTGTTTTTCTAAAGAGTTCAAGCGTAATGTATTTTCACGCAAAGATGCTTCCATTGCATCAACCTTTTGGCAGAGTCTACCTATCTCAAAGCGATCAATGTCTACAGTATCATTCATATCTCTATTTCCTTTTCATCTTTGGTGGTAATGACTTCCCATTCAGTACCACCACCCATAGCACAGACTACTTGTTCTCCTGTCTCTATATTATGGTGAAAATGAATATATGACCATGATGGTTTTTTTGGGTTTACTGTAATAGTAGCAAACGTAGTTCCATTAGGATTGTTTATTACACCCTTTCCTACTGGATACTCTTCCAGTATCTCTTTATGGTATTTGATTGCCTCTTCCCAACTGTCCCAGCATATAGATGATATTGGAACTTCGTGTGGAAACATTCTTGAGGAGGCAACCAGAGGTAACAACAGTAACAACACTAATAGTTTTTTCACAATCCAAATCTTTCCTTATATTCTGTACCTTCTTCCTGACCCGTAGCCTGCTGGATAATGGATAGAACGTGCTTTACCAATTCTGGGTTCCTTGCAACTCTTGAGCTACCCAGAAGATTACTGAGTACAGTCAGTTCATACGCGGTACTTGCGCCTTCATACCTAGCTTTAGCACCTTTCTCACGCTGGTATATTCTAGCACCAATCGCTGCGCGAATCAAGCGAGCAGCGGGAGAAATATCATTAGTTGTTCGCTGCGCTCCAGCCCATGACTTTCGGCCTGTTTCCTCATCACCAAAAATACCAAAGGGGTTGGCGCGATCTATCTCTCCAAGAAGAACAATAGCCTGAAACAAATGCTTTTGTCTTGGTGTCATTTTGATACCAAGAAAAGATTCAGAGCCTTCTTTACCAATAGGAGAAACTAGGCCAAAAAACTTACCCTCACCCCAATCCTTTCCATGAGTCTCTCCAAGTTGCTTCATAAAGTCAATTGGACGCTCTCTAAATGTGTCATAGTTCGCAAAAATTTCTAATGGAACCTTAAACAGAGGAGTACCCATCTGCCCTACGAAATTAGCAAAAGATTCTGGGTTGGTGAATATCTTATTCAGTTCTGCGGTAGGTAGATAACTCAATGCGGTGATGAATGTATGAGTATCTTCTGCCTCTTTCCCACTAAGCATAATTGGGAACTGGTCAATCGCCCACTGCTCTATGTCATCATCATTTACCTTCGGCACATCCCTCTGTATACCGCCTACGATGATGTTTAATTTGTTTGCGCGATCAGGGTGTTGGAGTACAGCGTGGAGTTGCGCGGGGATATTCTTTCTCGTCCAAGTATAGAACGGAAAGATTCTCTTCATATACCGCTGCTCAAAGGGAGACAGGTCAGCGTAATCAAACAGCGCCTTACGCACCATCTGAGCAGCATCTTCTATTGTGTCACCCTTGGCTAACCGGTCAATGAACAGGGCTATTCTGGCATTATTCTCTACTGTCTTACCGGCTGCAAAGGCTTTATTGATCCCCTTCCATTCGGTGGCACCGGGGATATTAGACGCGGCTCTAGCAGCCTGCTCGACATCAGTTCCGTACAGGCCAGCCTCATATATACCACTGTTCACTGCGGCTTCCCAGATTTCCTCTCTAGTCATGCCTGTGCCGGGTACTTTGAATGTTGGGTCTACAGCCTTACCTGTAAGCCTGCCTGCCAGCCTGTCAATTTCACTGACGACATCACCCTTCTTGAACTGCATAGCCTTCTGTATGGCAGCGGCCTGACCGTAACGAGCGGGGTTAGTCAGCCCACCAATAAACCAGTTGTTCCAGAAGTTACTGAATGCATTCCGTGAATGCCATGCCGGTCTTAATGCTAGAGCATATTTCTTCCACCATCTCTGCACTTCATCGAACGCCTTGAGCGGTACATTGAGGCGCTTCGGATCACGAACCACCCACAACTGCTTATCCAATATTCTCTTAGCTTCTGCTGGAATAGCATGACCGTCGATCTTTATAAAGTCAGCAGGAAGGGGATTACCGGCCTCATCAAACAGGGTCTTCCTTCTTCCTACCGGATGAACATATCCCTCTGGGGCTTTACCAAGTTTGGTTCCAAGTTCACTGGTAAGTCTATCAAGCATACGATTGGAGAACAGAGCTTGACGACTCCACTTCTGTCTTAATGTACGGAGAACTAAGGGGTCATCCATAAATACTGTACGACCTCTTGCATTATTTATATCTCGTACAGTTCCGGGTACACCCCTCCCTATAGCATAAGGGAGGGCTTGGCTAAACCATGAACTAACTTTCTCACTTAGGGTTGCGCCTTTCCCAAGAACATGAGGATAAAACCCACCAATACCCAACTCAGCGGCTCGCTCTGCTTCACCACTCTCTTTCGTTATCCGCATGATGTCTTCTACTGCCAAACCCGCAGCCTGTTCTTCGGCTAAGATGTCTGACATGACCTTACGCTCACCTTCAGCAAACCCTACAGCCTCATCAGATATTCTTCCAAGTTCACTATCTGGAGCGATATATTTATCCCCACGCGCCCTAGCCTCATCAACCTGAGAAGGAAGTGAGCCTGTCTCTATATCCTGAAGGAGTGCGGATTTTAATTCTGGTACTGAGACACCAGCTCTTGCCGCGATTGCTGCAAGTTCCTCATTGAGAAGAACCTCTTCCCTGTCGGACAGGATGTTAGAACCTCTCTTCTGCCGCCTGAGATCATCCATAATTCTCTTGGCTTTACCAGCATCCCCAACATAGACATTGAATGCTTCTAGTACAGTTCGGACAGGGGCAGCGGTAATTCCTGCCTGCACCGGTCTTGTCGCTGCTATCATTTCAGCAGCGCCCCTTATTAATTTATACGGTACGCTGATAACGGCTGCTGGAGTATAAGTAAGGGGGTCACCAGCGACGTTAGCCGTGATGTCACCGATTACACTTGCCACCTTTCCAGTAGTTCCGGTTTCCGCTAAGTCAGTTCTGATCTGTTCTGGGAAATAAGATTTAGAACTGGGATCACGCCATCCCTCACCCATGCCTTCCAAAATCCGTTGAACCATACTGCGCTCATCCATTACGGATGTAGCTTCTGGGCCAAGTTCTTCCCATGCTCCAGCCAATGCACCTCTTGGTTTATCAAGCGGCCCAAGAAAATCCATGAACCTAGAACCTACAACCTTAGCGCCCTGCCCGGTAGCTTCTACCCCTCTTTGTATTGGATCAGGAACTACATCATATATACTAGATATGACATCTCCAACCTGCGAAATAGGAGAATCTCCATATTGCATAGCGCCGGAAATATCACGAACCCCCTCAATAAGTTCTTCCCGTGTTTCAGGGGCTGTTGCTTCGGGGTCGTATGGATTTACTGATGAGTAATAGAGTTCATCAGCAAGCCTCCTTCTCTCCTTCTCGCTTAGTTCGTAAGGATTTTCAGCCATTAGAACTGGCGCTTCTTATACTCTTCTGGATCAAGAATATACTCTGCCATCCTTATTGGTATACGATTTGCTTCAGCAAACCATCTTAGGTGGGTTTCTACTGTTGCCGTATCATCACCAGCAGCAGCAACATCATTCCTGAACTTATCTACCATAGACATAGACAATGGGTTTGGGCCGTAACTCATTATGGAAATCATGCGATCAAAGACTTGCGCCTCTCTCAAACCTAGTGTCATCTGTGCAAGATAAGGATTGTTCTGAGAATAACGATCCATCAGTTCATTGAAAACTCTAGTGCTGTTAGCCATATCAGACTTAATATTCTCAGTTCTCTCGAACAATCTATCTTCAAGGCGCTTCTCTCTTACAACAGCAGCCTGTGGAGTTTTCTCTGTAGGTCTACCCACACCCTTCTCTACAGATTCTAAATTCTTTAGAACCTTTTCAAGAACAGCCTGCTTATTCTCTGGCG